ATATTAAAGCTTTTTCTATACCTTTTAAATCATTATCATAAAAGATAGTGATTCTTTTAAACCTCTCTAATAAGTTAAATAGTATAAAATCATCTGGAATGACCCCCTCATTTTGTAACCATATAACATTAATACCATCTATGATGTTTCTTAATACTCTATGGTCTTTATATGATTTCTGAATTATAAGTTCATCTCCAAATAAAGGTAGATTGTTTATATTACCTATATGATTTTCATTACAATTAGTAATAAACCTATAATCAATACTTTGTGGCTGATATATTTTCACTGCATCTATAAAATCTATAGCATAGCAAAGATTGTATATATTAAATACTTTCTTAGGCTTATTATCATGTTTATCTATAGTAAATCTATGTGTAGCAAAAACATTATCAGATTCTAAATCTTTAGTACTAATTAAAAATTTATTCCAATTTATAACATCTCTTCTTTCATACTCTGATTTTACATAACTTATAGTTGTACCTGTAGATGCTCTATCTCCTTTATATCTACTATTATAATTATAACTATTATTAATAATCTTAGTTAAATCATAATCACTAATATTATAAGATAAATGAAAATTATCCAATACAACCTCTATGGCTTGTGAATAACTTACATTATACTTATCCATTACTGCTTGGAAACAACTTCTATGTGTAAAACCTTTATCTTCTGCAAAATCTACAAATATGATAGTATTATCTTCTCTTTGGGTAAAGAAACAACCGGGTCTTTTATCTTCTCTAAATGGAGATGTGTATCTTGAAGTTAAGGATATGGGTTTCTCGAATACAAACTGAAATATCTGCTCTTGTGTTATCTTAGTTAAGATATGTTGTGCTGTTATCTCAACAAACTTCTCATATCCATACATAAGTTATTTTAATTTAAAGACAGTATAATAGTCCTTTTATGCGATTAAATCCATAAGCCACGTAAACATATTAAGTTTACCCTCCCTATTATACTAGCTCCCTACTAAGTATATTACCAAGCTGCTGCTGAAGTGCCAGCTTGTGCTGCATTCATATTAGCTGCTGCTTGTTGTACATCTACTGCTGGTGTACCACTATCTGTTGGTGTATTGTTAGTAGTACCTGCTATCTTTTGTTGAGTTGCAAATGGACTATTAATAAACCAACCATTTTTAACAAATAAATGTTCTACACCACTTTCATTAACATAGTACAGTGCTTTACCTTCTGTATCTTTAGGATTTTCCATTCTATGTTCAGTAAAAGTACCTGCTATAGAAGGACAAAGCCATTTACCATAAGACATTTTCTTAGGTATTTCTAAAAATGTCCTATTATTTTGTCCTGTAATTTGCCACTGATATTGTAGGAATATATCTAATTTTTTAGTAGCAAAATTAGTAGGTAGTAATCCTGCAACTACTGTACAGAACTCTTTAAATCCACTAAAAGGTCTGCTAATCTTAGCTTTATATACATCATCTGCAACAAAGCAGTGCATAATATGTGTAATAGTAGCATTTAACTCCTTCATAGCAGCTTTAAACTCTGGTGCATTAGGGTCTGTAATTTCTTCTTGATTTTTACCGAATGCTTTAATTACTGGAAATTTCCTATAACTTTTTTCTGTACCATTAATATCAAATACAATTTCTAATGCTTCACCTTCTGCACCATCTTTACCTGCATTAGTAATATACTCAAATTTTACTAACTTAACTCCTTTATTTAAACCAAACTGTAAGTTACTTATTTTAACCTCATCTGTTTCATAACCATAACTAGCTACTTGACTAACTTCTGACATAATAATCTGTTTTATCTGTTTTTATTTAACTTTCTATTCACTTAATAACATGCCAAAAGGGTAGATTAAATTCCTAATACAGTGGACAACTGTATATAATAAACTTATTCTACCCTTTTATAATTAAATTACCAACCACCTACTTCACTTACACTCTCATGGGCAACATGAGCATGTGTGTGATGTGTATGATGTTCTACAATTGGGGCAACTTCTTCTACAACTGGAGCCTCAACTACTAGTGCTTCTTTTACTTTAGCTTCTTCTTTACTGGCTTTAATAGCTTTAGTTGGTTTATCTTCTACATCACCTTCTAATATAAAAGAAACTAAAGGTTCACCATTCTTAGTAAAATGCCTTTTACGACCTTTCAATTTTGAGTCTTTAAATAAAAGTATGGTCTGCCTCTTATTAATACCATAATGTATGCCAATCTCCTCGCGGGTCTTGCCTTCGGCTAACATATTTAAAATATGTTGCCTATTAATTACTGCTGGCGCTTTCTTGGCAGGTTTTGTTGCTTCTGCTACTTCTGATGTTTGATTTACTTCTGACATAACTTCTGTTTTTAATTTTTGTTTTTCTTTATTGACAGTACAAAGATACACTTTTGTTTTATACTCACAAATATTAATGAGTATTTTTTCTAAGAACTATAAAATTTTAATACCCTGCCAGTATTTTATCCAATACTAGCTTATAATCATTTGGAATTTTACCCTCAAACACTCCCATAGGGCTTCTAGCTGTGTTATAGCCGTCATTTTGGGTTTCTAATACATAAGTAGGCTTACCACTATCCATTACTACCTTAGAGTAGAGAACAGTCTCCATTCTGCCCTCTAACTGCATTTTAGTGGCAACTTTACCCAAAGTCTTTAATCTCTCTTTATTATCAACACCAGATTTATAAATTTCTGTATGACCTAATACAAATGCAAATTTTTCATCTTCAAATGCACCCTTACTAATAAGTAACTTAATGTGATTTATTATATCTGTATAAGTTTTAGGTATAACTTGAAATTTAGTAGGTGCATTTTTTCTACCATACTCTTGTTTACCACCTATCCACACTGGATTTTTCTCATCTGCATTATACCATACATTAGTTTCATGCTCTAATGTGTGCATACCACTACTCTTACCAGTACCGGGTTCTCCTAGTATCATTATACATTCAAAACCTAACTCCTGTAAATCATGCATAAAAGTATATATGGTTGAGCCGTAATCTTTCCACTGGTCATGTCCGGGTTTACGTTTATCTTCCATATACTCATTTGTCTGAATTGCTGTAAGTGTGTCAATAACAATACTTCTTACTTTTGGCATATATTATATTATTTAGTTTACCAAGATTCTTTACTACTCATATATACCACCCTAAAACTTGCAGATTCTAATTTAGGTTTAAAACTATAATACCTATTACCTATATTAATAGCATCATATTTAACTTGAAATGGATTATCTTTACTACCATCACCAACTCCATTAGTTAGTTTATATAACTCTTCACCAGGTTTATGTATTATAGTAAAATTTTTACCATTACATTTAGTTAATTCCCAATGATTACCTTCATCATCTATTAATTCCATAATTTTAAATTTTAACTTTCATCTGAATCGTTTTCATAATCTTCATCAGTAGGGTCTAGTTCTTCATCTTCATATTCATACTCTCCTATATCTAACCAACTACCATCATATATTAACTCTGTTATGTCTTCACTATTTATAATAGTCTGTATATTACTAACACCTCTCATATAATATTCTAATAATTCAGGTTTTAGTTCATTAACCTTATAGATATTACCAACATCATCTATTAATAAATACTTAAATCTAGCCATAATTTTATATATTTAATTTACTAAACATATTAATTCCACCAAACATATTTAGTTGTATGTGTAATGGAAATTCTGTATCTCTAGAAGCTACTAAATGTAAACTTCTATAATTAGGATAATTTTTTATCTCTACTCCAAAATGCTTATCAATATTATACTTTTCATCATTAGGATTAAATAGTGTAAGAACAAATGTACTCTCCTCACCTAGATTGCCCGTATCTTTTATATCATCTGTGGAAGGGAATATATACTCACCTGCAAATTTAAGTCTATCTATATTAGATAATCCTCTATTAATATGACATATATTTATAAAAGTAAAGTAACATAGGTTTCTAAGTATGCTAGTGTATTCAAGCCACTTATCTACATTTTGTTTAAGAGTAAATCCTCTTTCTAAAGGAATACGTCTTATATGGTCACATATAACTATATTATACTTATTAGGATTATTAGATTTATAACCTATAATTCTCCTTCTTTTTTCTAATATATTCTTGTCATTATGTACTGTATACTCCTGATATAGTATTTGTCCATTCTTTTTAGCATGAGATTCTAAGTATTTATAAAGTCCAGTTGGATTTTCTGGACTTTCTATAAAATCTATTTTACCATTTCTAAGCTTATCACCATCTTCATTATATTCTCCAAATAAAGGTATAATTCTTTTAAGATATATCTCTTTTAACATACTTTCATGTTCAGGAGTAATAGGTATAAATTCAGTAGTATTATCATTATTTTTATGAGTTTGTCTACCCATTAAATACTCTTTATTCATCTGATATATCTTATCCTTAAATACAAAATTATACTGTTGATAATCATAAGCCATAAAAAATGCTGCAAACTTAAATTCTTTAGATACTCTATCTATTTCTAATGAAAAATATACCCATTCTATATCATCTAATCTATTTTCTTTCTCCATATAGATATACGGCATTAATAAAAAAGCATAATCTGCTAGGGTAGTTTTTCCTGTCTTCTCTGATGCTGCTATACCTATACTAGTTTTTCTTTGTAATCCATTAATTGCTATATCTAATGAAGGAATACCAGTAGTAATTCCAAAATTCCTACCTTCCTTACCTGCCTTGAATGTACTTACAAAGTTACTCATAACTATTTAGTTTTAACTTGCCATTCATGATTAATATCTGGTAGAAATGTAATAGCAGTTCTCCATTCATAACCTTGTATAGATTCAGGTTGAGAATATCCAGTATTCATTCTAGTCATTACATTTTCTGTATATCTAACTAACCATCCACCAAATACTTTTGCTCTCCACATATTACTTTGGTGATTGTCTACTATAAATTCCCACACTAATTCATCCATACTATAATAATTTACCTTTAATATTACTACTAACTGTCATATCTTTAGTTCTTTCACACCATCCTAATAATATACTTTTCTTCATGGCACCAGCCCCATCAAATATAAAGGCGGCAGAATTTTTTAGATAAGTGGCACCTGAAAGAGACTTAAAATATGTCTCTGTGGCTTTGATTACGTCTTCTTTACGGTACTCTGGGTACTTAGCAAAGAAATCCTTCATCCTTTTAAGAACGTCCTTAGAAGAGCCTTTACGGTCTGGATTTATTTTTCCAAACCTATTATTCCACTCTGTAACCCAATCAAATGCTGTTTCTTGACCTTCAAATAAAGATATATTCCAATTAAGTGTACCAGTCTTATAATCTTTATCTACTATCTTAGTTAAATTAATA